AATCAGGATAAAGCCAGTGATAAAGCCACCCATTATTACTACACAAATGGCTATACCAAGGGCTTCCATTAGAACGGAACGTCTTCATCGATGGCTACAGGTGCAGACTTGGCAGGAGCCGCATCACCATCAGTGAAGAACACTTTTACGTTACCGAGGATAGGAGTCTTAACACCCTGCTCGCGCTCCTCAGCGGAAGTTGACTGAGATACAAAGCCATTGTTCTCGTACTGGTCTTGCTCGGCAGTATCAATGAAGGTAGTCAGGTCAAGGTATGTACCCTTAGAACCCTCAAACAGTCGCTCTTTGTCGATCTTTTTAACGTCTAACTTAATGCTTAATCCAACTTTCATACTAATCTCTCCGTCTCTGTTGTTATGGTTTCTACTGCGGCTAAAACCTCTTTAGCCATTGCTTCAATAAACTTCTCATTACGTCTTGCTCTTACTAGCAGGTGCGGCATTTCGGGGTGGTAAGACATGAAGTCCCAACACTCTCTCCCAGTTATCCACATACAACCCTGCACTTGCTGGTAATACTTTGCTGGCACTTTACCTGCTCTCAGGTAGCTAACGTGTACTGAATCAGAAGGACATTTTATTTCAAGTCCAAGACTCTGGTCAACCACCAACCCATCAGGACTACAACCAAACTCTTCACTGTCATCCAGGATGAAGCCTGTCTCTACCACTTCAAAGTCAGTGATGAACTCGTATGCTTCGCGAGCTTCTGGCTCCAGTGCTGTACCCCTCTCCATGTGTTCGTTGGTGTAGAAGGGTTTACTGCGACCAGTCAATCTCTCAGCAATCAGCTCGTTGATGTAGGACTCGGCTGAACTAGAGGGCTTACCACTACCAGTGATTAACTTCCCAAACATTGAGGCTGATGGCCTGCCCAGTCTTGAGGCAAGCCACTCAGGGGAACCCTGCTCATCGTTTAAGATAATCATTTTAACTTAGATGTCAGAGCAGCCATAGCTCGGCTGTATTGAACGACTAGCATATCATCCACACTTTTGGCTTTGAAATGCCCAAGAAACTTCTTAACGTCAGTGTTAGTCTCTTCAAGTAAACCCTTTATGTCGTTGATCTGATCTTGACTTAGCTTCTCACTAACCTGCGAACCTCGTAACATTGCAGACTCTGCATCATCATCAGCAGTAGGGATACCTGCGATTGACTGTAGAGCATAACGCCTTGCATAAGTAATGGCAGAGCCAGCAGCTTGTGGGTCGCGCTTAACTATTGGCAGATAGTATTCCTGCTCTAACCATTCGCCACTGGTGTGCATTAGCCTAGTGATCACGCCAATCCCATGCTCATTGCTGACAGGAAACTGCGTGTAACTTAGACCATTATCAGTGAAGGGCTGCTTGATAGCCTTGATAACAGATGTCAGGTCAGCATAGCTAGACTTGAAGAAAGGGTTGGCACTGTCCTTAACAGCACCACCCATGGTTGCTTGGGCACTACACAGTGCTTCGGCAAGGTTTTTCATTGATTCACTTGATTTCATTAGTTAAATTCTCCTGCTGATTGCATTTGTTCAAGGACATAGCGAGCGCCATATCCAATGTCATAGGCATGTGACTGCCCTTCTTTATGGGGGTGACCTTTGCGGCAATCGTAATCACCGCGATCCAGGTCATTCAAGTATTCAATATCTTTATCCATTTGACTGCTCTCCAATATAGTATTCAGAGATAGAACAATCTTCTCCAAACCTGTTGGTTACTGTGAGTCTATTAGACTGCACCGGATGACCCTGCTGTCTCAGCTCAAAGATTCTTGCGCCGAGCCTGGTAATACCAAGCTCCTTGAAGGCATCAAGGGTAGTAATGCTGTTGCCACGCTCAAGGTATGAAAGAACTCGATCTGCTTGACTCATTATTCTACCTCCAAACCATGTTGCTTTAACAGAGCATCACGTTGCTCACTACTTCTGGCGTACTGGTTGATCTGTCTACGCATAAAGTAATCAACATCTTTTTTCATTTGAGCCTGATGAATAGCTTCTTGTTCTTTTTCATATTGGCTAGGCTCTGGGTCTACAGGTGGGTGCTCATAAAAATCTAAATCATCGGCATCACGACCAGTGAGATCACCTATAAACTTATTAAAGATGTCATCCTCTGGACTGCCAGTGCGGTTGGGGTCTTCGTATTGCTTAAACATATTGCTCTCCTGTTGTTTGAGTTGACACAATACTCCCATGTTATTTTTATGTCAATAGTTATTTGCAAATTAAATTAACATCTGTTACTGTGTCACTTCACTAACCAAAACCAAGAGAGAAACAAAATGGATACTGTTAAAGCAATCAGCTACTACCTAAACCTGCATGGCATGAGCCACATTGAGTTCTCGCGACTCACACTACTATGTCCTGCTACTGTCAGTCTCATCATGAATCGTCACCGCAAGCCCTCTCTCGATACCATGATCCGTATATCAGAAGCTCTGAATATCAAGCTGTCTGAATTTGTGGCGGCTGGTGAATAAGATGGAGAAGAAGGGTTACTACGCAATGATACCTGCCAGCGTCAGGTATGATAAAAGGCTAAACGCTAATGCTAAGTTGCTCTATGGTGAGATCACTGCTTTATGTAATGAGAAGGGATACTGCTGGGCATCCAATAGATACTTCGCTGAGTTGTATGAAGTGTCTGTTCAGTCTGTCAGTAAGTGGATAAAGAACCTCAGTGAGTGTGGGTATATCAATATGCAGCTGGAGTATGTTTCTGGCACTAAGCAGGTCAAGCACCGCTACATTCAGATGGCTGATACCCCTACCATAGAAAAGTTTAATACCTCCCCTCCAAAAGTAGAGGGGGGTACCCTAGAAAAGTTTCAACCCTCCCCTACAAAAGTTGATGGGGGTACCATAGAAAAGTTTAAGGATAATAATACACTTAATACTACATCTAATAATACAAAGAATAAGGGTCGTTTCACTCCACCCACTTTGACTGAGGTGATTGAGCAGTGTAATTTCAGTGGAGCTAACATTGATCCCCAAGGCTTTATTGATTTCTATGAGAGCAAGGGATGGATGATTGGCAAGAACAAGATGAAGTGCTGGAAGTCTGCTATCAGGACTTGGACTAGGAAGGAAAGGGAGAAGCAGAAGGAGAAGCAGGCAAGACCTGTTAAACAAAAAGCAAAACCAAATGGCCTGAAGGGTCGTGACATAACTGAAAGTCTGACTGATACCAGTTGGGCAGACTAATACAGATTAATACAATCTAGGAGAACACAATGAGTACAGCAAAGAGAAAGTTTGAAAGAACCCACACCATCGCAGATGCCAGAAAGAACCTGAAGTGTAAGGCCAAGCAGATCAAGTGGATAGGTGATCGTGAAGACTTGGGTTTGGTTAAGGGTCAGACCTATACCTACAAAGAGTTGGGGGCAGCGGTGGGCATTGTTAGCCACAGTATGCGTGGTCGCCTGAGAGGTGCAAGTGAAGCCAGTGATTGCCACATGTGGGCCAATGGTGAGAAGAAGCCCAGAGAAGAATGGGGTACTCACATAATTGTTCGCTGTGAAAGTGAAGCGGACAAGTTGTCACAAAAATACTTGAGGATGTCCCTATGAGTTTAGAGATTAAAGATGGTATTGATTTGGTAGATTTTTGTGCAGATTACTTTATAAGGTATGAGCTGCCTGAATACTGGTATGATTGGGATGACCCCAAAGGTTTGTGGAAGCTAATATCTAAAGGCGCTCGACCTCACCATAAAGATAGAGACCCAGAAGATATTTGGTGGGACATAATCTACATGGCAAAAGACCTGAATAAAAGGTTGGGGCTGGGATTTGATATGAGAGGTATCCGATGACTCAGGGTGACTACGTTAAAGTTAGCTCGACCAATGAGGTTGAGGCCAAGCTGAAGCACTTAGAATCCAGGATTAGGGGGTGGAACTACCAGTCCCCACTGGCTATCAAGCTAATGCCATTCACTGACCCCACTAGCCTCAGTCAGGATGCCCTGTTCAACATATGGTGCAGAGAGATTGCCGACCAGATGAAGAAGAAAGCACCTGATGCAGACGCTGAAGCATGGAAGCTGTGGCTCAAGAATAAATTCCTTGGTACATACGCTGTAAAGGTGGGCAGGGAGACGATAGAGGGTCAG